TCTTGAAGTTTTTGAATTCTTTCTTGCAAATCTTCAATGATGGTTTGAATACCTTTCATTGGAGAAGTTTGCCTTGGATCCGTGCACCATATCGGACGCTTTTTCTTCAATACGGTATCTTTTCTTTTATCTGCTACTGTTTCCTGATGAGGTGCAGCTGGAGATTCTTTGGTTGGAGCAACATTAGATGTTGGAGGATTGTTGGGGTTATCACCTCCCGTTTGTTGTCCATCAAGAGTTACACCAGATGGTCTTTCTGTTAGTAGATCATTATCTGAAACAACTTTGGTTGAATCATCACCAGAGTTTGCATTACCACTTTGTGAAGTAAAGTTTTCACCCCCACTCAATCCATTTAGAGTTGACTTTGCAATCTGTGCATTGGCACCAAGAACTCCCATGATGACAGGAACTTGTTGATCCTGACCATCCAGAAAAAATCCAAAAACAAAATTACCCTGTCTAATAGAAGGTGATTGATATGCGCCACCTTGACCACCACCTGAAGTGATGGGATACATGACCTGTGCCCAGGGTAATTGATCAGATTCTATTGAACCCTCACCCTGATCATGGAGACCGATTATTCTTACTTTATATCTGTATCCCCATCCAGGAATGTCTCCAGAACTTTTATGTTTCCCTTCTCTGATGTTCTCTCTCCAAGTTGAATCGTCAGCAACCTGACCAATCCACCATAAAAAAGAACCTCCTAAAAATCCTGGATTAAATAGTGCTCCTCCTTCCATCAGTCCTCATAGATCCTGCATTCGTCTGCATCTGGGTTCTCATCACAGTACATTTCAAATGCAGTTGGATCATGGTCATCGTCTGGATGAGCTGCCTGATATTTCTCCAGATGATCCAGTTCATCCTCGGTGTGACGACGCATCTGTGGAGACAACGTAGGATTCTCTAGGAGATCCCTATCGTCGTTGATGTGTTGCTGAATAGATTTTTCGCTCATGATTATTAAGTGCGATTGGTTGTGTGATTTCCCTTTCTCCCTATGGAATCTCTAACTAAATTCAGTTGAGTGAATGTTCCTTTGGGAGTATAATGATGACACATATCTGATATAATATATAGACCACCACTTTGCCTGCTTACCTTATCATTTTTTGTATCAGTTGCAAGTTCTGGAGAGTCAACATAGATGGCATCACCAGCATGTAAAGAGATGTCTGCTGCTGTTGTAACGGTAACCATTGAAGAGAACAATTGATTATAGCGCATGATTGCTTGATTTAGAATTTTTTTAATCTCAAAATTTTGCTCTGCTGCTTTATCAATTTGCTGTTGAGTTGATCCAGATGGAAGAGTTCCTGTATCTAAAAGATAGTAAGTTGATCTAGAAAATTCTTTCTTAGGATCTTGAGAATTAAACTCTGGATTGAATTTTGGTAACTCTTTGCCAGCAAGTTTTAAATATTGTTCTTTTGATTTTGCATCAGTGTTTACTACCTCATAATAGCACGTAAATGGGTCAAATAGAATTGTTCTTGTGGAAAATGCCCCTTGCTCTAGTTTGTTTTTAACATCTATCTTGTTGTCTTTTTCAAATCCAAGAGCTTTTATATCATAACCTGGAGGAGTATCACTTCTATCTGGAGATTCATTGAAAATTATTGACTTCTTTTGTTTTTGTGCTAGCAATCCATCAATTGATTTGAACTTAAATCCTTCAGCAGTTTCAAAGAAAAAGTATCCAGCACTCTCCCCACTTTTTTGATTTTGTGCGGATACAGATCTTTTAGACAACCAGTTCATTGTATAGTATGGTTTTTTGTTATTACCTAGAAAATTATAGTTATTAGAAGTTTCTTCAATGTCTAGTTTTTTCTCTGTCTCTAAACCAGTTCTGTTGCCATCTGTCAAAATTTTTCTTATATGATCAGATATTCTACCATCAAATCTCTTATTTAATCTTGCTTTTTCATTAAGAATGAACTCTTTAGATACCAGATCGAGAGAGACAAGAGACTTGGTAGAGTTATCAGTAATCGGAGTTACTTTATTAACATACAGTTTTAATTTTAATTTTTGCTCATTGTTGTCCACCATTTCCAACTCTACATTCTCAGTGCCAACAATAGGCAGACCCTCAATTGCAGTTTTTCCATTTATTGAATTACCAGTATCAGCAAAGACTACTGTTGCTCTAATTGCATCCTGCAGAATACTCTCAAAATATTGAAATTGTACAATACCATTTGATATATCAACCTCACCATCTTTATTGTTTGAAAAGATAGTTAGTTTATTAATAGATGCAGGTTCTGCATTCTTTGATAGTACCGGAGTATTTGTCATGTTGTATTACCTCTTACTTCTATTTACCCGTTTGCATAAAGAATTTGATTCCAATCTTCACCTGCACTCATTGTGGACATTCTTAAAGAACTGCCTCTACCTGCTGGTGACTGTGATTTAGAATCTTTCATTGGAATAGGGACAGGTATGAATTGAACTCCACCAGTTTCATAACCTGCATAATTTCTCAAAACAGAAAGTGCTCCAGAATAATCTGCTTTGTTCAAAGCATCTAGGAATCCAGGAACGTTATCTTCTAGTGCTTTAGTGGTATCAGCATCTAGCACCATCTCAGGTTTGCCTGATTTATTTCTAAACAATCCTCTACCAATCATACCACCCTTGTCTCTGGTCTCAATGTGCATGTGAGTTGGGTGTCCAAGAGAAGAAGGTCCTCCTTTAGATGCGTTTGGATAGTAATAATCACCCCAACTATCATGAATTAGCATATTGATATTCAATTTATCTTTTTGTTGATACAAACTATCAAGCACAGATCTATATCTTGCTTTGGAATCTTCAAGAGACCCTCTGAAATCTGTAACGTCAAGTGCCCTACCATCATAGTGGCCCTTACCCCTATGAACATCAGAAACATATCCTTGTCCAGGAGTGAATCTACCACCAGAAGTATCCTTAGTAAAATCTGGATGCTCTGCAACAGCAAATCCTTTACTTGCTAAGTCTTTACCAATATTGACGATACCTTGACCACTAACTGCACCAACATTAAGTCTTCCTAGTCCCTCTGGTGATTGATTCGCACCTTCTTGATAATCTGAACCAAAGAAGAATTTTGAAAGATTAAATCCCTCATCACTTTCTTTAGGTGGATTTTTTGCTGGTGGGAAGAACGATTTTATTAAGAGGGGTATTGTTGCAAATGGATTTAATAATTGTAGAAAATCAGGGAACTTGTCTATCTGACCATCCTTACCTCCCGCATAACCAGCACTCTTTAAGAAGTCATACAGTCCTAATGCTTTAGCAGCGTTAGTTGCGAGAGATCTTGCACCAGGAATTGGTAATATTGGTTTGTGATATTCTTTAAGGAATCCTTTGATATATCGCTTGGATCCTGATGCTATCCATTCGCCTACTGCCTTACCACCTTCAATGATGCCATTCATCGCACTCATGAATTTAGCACCTGCCTTATCTGGTCCACCACCAGGACGGATCAGTTCATATAAAAGATCACCTACAAATACACCAATGGTTTCTCCAAGGAGAGTTCCAACAATGGGAATTGGTATAAATGATCCAAGTAACCCACCAAGTGCGGCACCTAATCCCTTGAATAATGCTTGACCTGGAGGTTCACCTGCAAGTAATGATGCAACAGCAACAACAATGGGACCAAGGATTGGTATCCTACCGAAGATACCTTTCGCCAGCTTGACTCCTGCCTTACCAAGGAGTTTTGTTCCTATTCTACCTGGTGCTTTTCTAAGACCACCTTTAAGAATACTACCTCTTGGTGCTGTTCTAGATGCTAGCGAACTTGCTCCAGGTCTAGCAGTGATTTGACCTCTCTTTAGAGCTCTATTTACTGCTGCCTGTGCTTGAGATGGAGTCTTGCCATTGTTTAATGCATTCTCATATATCTGTCTTGCACCAGGACCGAATCGTCTCTGGACATTTCTGATGCGTGAACTTCTAACTCTTTCTGCTGCTGTTGGTGGCCTACTTGTACCACCTCCTGTCCTACCAGGACCACTAGGTTTTCTAGGTTTATCAGTCCTACCAGGTCTAGTTCTTTGATTTATTGCTGCAACAATTAGAGCAGCATTGAATAAATTTCGTACTGCTCCTAAGAAATTATCAAACTTCTTAAGACCTTCCTGTCCAAATCTATCTTCAGCAAATTGTCTAGTGCTATCAATAAATTCATAACTCTTTTCAAGAAATCCTCCGACGTTATCAAGAGTTCCAATTGCAAAGTCAACAATGAAGTCAAAAGTGCTTGCAATAAAAGGAATAATTGGTTTGATAGCTCCTGTCTCATCTACAAGACGAGTAAGGACAAATCCTAACGCTGTATTAACGATAAAGTTTTTAATCCTATCAAAGAAGGGAACCTTAGGTAAAGGAAGTTTAGGTGCTGCTTTCTTTTCTTCTTTCGTTGTTTCTAACTTTTTCTCACGTTTATTTCTTTTATCTGCCTGTTCTTTTTTATTTTTATCTGATTCTTGTTTTTTCTCTGCAGCAAGAGAACCCTTAAGAATTTTATTAATTTCAATTATTTTAACTTTTGCTTCCAAGACTTTACCTTTTCTTGGAGAAATATTAGCAGCACCTATCCTCGTGGTTTTTACCTTAACAATTGATGATCCTGGTGCTGTCCCTGGTAATAATTTCATTTACCCTATCCCCAAGACTTTTACTTTTCTTGGATCATGCATCACAGCAGCATTAAGATCTGGTAGACTTACTCCAGGACTTGGAGTGATAGACATTGGAGCATCAACTGCAAGTTTGATACTATCTAACATTGATTTGATGTCAGCTTGTGATGGTGGTTTAACTGATGCTTTGGGTTTCGCTGCAGTTATG